TCCGCCGCTTCATACGCTGCACGTAATGAGTTTAGTACTATCTGATTATCAGAGTATAAAGCCTGAACCATATCCAGCATAGAAGGAACACCTAGTTCATCCTGAACCTCTGTTAGACTAGCTAATTGAGAGTAAGATGCTGGTGCATATGCGCCGCAAGCACGAATGTGCTCTGCAAAGCTGTCAACGGCTCCATAAATCTCGCTATAGATTGTTCCAAAGAACTCATGGTACTGTGGGAACTCAGGTCCTACACAATTCCAATGAAACCCATGTGACTTAATGTACATGGCGTGAGTATTAGCAAATGCACGCTTTAGTGCATCAAGTAGTTGTTCCATATTAGATTCCTAGCCTTACGAGGCTTCTTTGCCGTCTAATAAATAAACGACTAAAACGATGGGCCAAGCTAGGCTTAGCAGAAGAAAAGATAGGACGAGCTTTGTAGAATACTGTTCAGCATCTTTTAAAGTCCATCCAAAAAATATAAGAATTGTTAGGGAATACCCTAAAAGAATGAGTTCCATTGTAAATGTCCTGGCTCCCTGAGAAGGATTCGAACCTCCGACCAATTGATTAACAGTCAACTGCGCTACCGCTGCGCCATCAGGGAATATTAGAATTGGTGATCCCGACAGGATTCGAACCTGTGACCCCAAGCTTAGAAGGCTCGTGCTCTATCCAGCTGAGCTACGGGACCTAGTGTCTTACGAAGTGATCTGCTGCTGTAGTAGCTGCAAAACTATCTGGCTTAATTCGAGCCTGGATACCTAATCCTCGAACCCATCCAAGCGCCTCATTAGTAACTACGTTACTTGCGTGGCGAGGGTCTGGATTAACATCCAAGTGAATCTCTAGCCGTCTATCTCCTACTACATCTTCGATAGCATAAAATGCCTCTAGCGCATAATGAACTTCCATTAGAAGTCTAGGACGCATCTGCCCATAATCAGGAATAGTAATCTTATTATGGAAAGCAAGACAGCCATGCCTAGAGTCTTTATGTAGAATTATTACTGTAGAGAAGTCAGCCTTATTCTTTTTAGGAATACGGAGCGAGTCACAACCAATATAGATTGATGATTGCTCACTTGACTCTAGAATTGCTTTACGCGCTTTCGACCACATAATTAAAATAATCCGTTTCAATAGATAATACAGAATCGAACTTAAATGAGCGCCATGCGTTCTGTTCTAGATCCCATACTGTAGCAATAGTTGGAGAAGGTCCATACTTAATATTTGGGTTGAGTTCAACAACCGGAAGATATTCTGGAATCATAGTGCAAATCATTTCACGCTTAGTACCGTCCTTCTTAGTAAAAGTAACAGTAGCAATATCCGTGGCTAGAAGAGTTCGTAACTCATCAATATTCACTTTTTATTCCCTTCAATAGTTAGACTCAAACTGTATTCAGACCCATGACGCTGTAGAAACTCTAACTGACTAGTCAGTGTCTTCTCGATCTCATCGGAATATGTAGGAAAGCTATAATAGGAACCGTGGGGAACGTCTCTAACAAAAAACTTAGTTTCAATAATAGCTTTCATAAATACTCCGAAAAATTGGTAGTCCTACTCGGATTTGAACCGAGACCGATCCCTAATCTGGGCTTCGGGATATAAATCCGACCGCTCTACCATTAAGCTATAGGACTATGGTAGGGATGGCGGGGCTCGAACCCGCACTGTACGGATTTTAAGTCCGTTGACTCTGCCAATTGGCCTACATCCCCGCTGCTGATTTTTGTAATATATCTTAAAATACCTTGAATGTCAAGACATTTTTTAAAAAGGCCGAGACAATTACTTATCCCGGCCCTGTATAATTAAGCTTCTGTTGCAGCTTCTGCTACAGCTTCTTGCGCTAGATTATTTTGTGCCTGCGCAATGATATTCTTAATAAGAGGTTCTGCGACCTTAAAAGGCAATTCCTGCAGTCCTGCTAGAATGATGTTGATTTCGTTAACCCGAAGCGTGATTTTTACTTCTGGATTAGGCTCTACCTGAGGTGTTTCTTCTGTCATTTAATGTGCTCCTTGGCGTGTTTGAAATATACTTATACTAGGATTTGGGCGTGAAGTCAAGAACTATTTTTAGTTACTCCTCGGGGCCTTTTGCGAAATGACTCATGCTGTATAACTCCCTGATGAATTAAATTTAATAATCGTATTTGAACCACTTGTTGTGACTACGGGCGATCCAGTTGTATTTCCTGTATAGGATGATGTTGGCACGGAAATAATAACTACGCCAGAACCTCCTGCGCCACCAGCGTTAGTTGAACCACCTCCGCCATTATATCCACCGCCGCCGCCGCCGCCTTTGTTCGTATCCCCAGGTTGCCCAGCTACATAGTTTGAGCCTCCTGATCCGCCCCCGCCTGCTCCACCAGCTCCTGGCGCGTTGATAATGTAAGTACTTCCGCCACCACCACCAGCATATGTTACAGATGAGCCGGTGATACTCGATGTTGTACCAGCACCGCCATCACCTCCGAACATATCGTTACCCCATATACCAGGATTAAGGCTACCGCCGCCTCCGCCAGCGCCATAATAGCCGCCGGAATCAATATCGCTGCCGTATCCGCCATCTGTACCTTCACCATATATTCCGCTACCGGCGGTACGCGCGACATAATTATATCCGCCACCCCCGCCACCAGAGCCGCCATTTTTTCCTGCAGCACCGCCTCCATAGCCGCCGCCGCCGCCGCCTGTTGTAGAGACGCCTAAAGCAGAAGATCCAGAGCCGTTATTACCAGCACTGTTGGTAACTAGAGCAGCTCCAGCACCGACGGTAACTGTGTACACTGTGCCTCCATTTAATGTAGTAGAGCCAAACTTTAGACCGCCTGCTCCACCGCCACCTCCTTGCCACGTACCACCGCCACCACCACCAGCAACGATTAAGTAAGATGCTGTATATGTAGCTGGTGCTGCGGACTTACCTCGGAGGTTATTCATTGAAATAGCCCCCGAGGCAACACCCGCCAACGAGCGAACAGCCGTCTCACCTAAACTGATTGTGGCTGTAGCACTACGACCTAGTTCTGTATTAACTTGAGACATGCTGATTGTGCCCGTTGGTAGTGCCATTTTATTGTCCTAGCTGAGTTTGAGCTTCTTGCATTAGTTTGCGTAAAATAGGGTCCGACACTCTGTGCGGAAGCTCCTGTAGACCACCTAGGATAACGTTCAGTTCATTAACATTTAGTTGAACATTAACTGTAGGTACTTGATTTTCAGCAAGCTTTGGGTCTAATTCTGGGTTACTCATAAATTCTCCTTTATGCGGTTAGTGGTGGAGTTTCTGATGGAGGAGCCCATGGTAGTGCTCCATCTGTTACTTCCGTGATTGGTTTAATGATAGCATCAATCTGCTTTTGAATCTGCTGATCGATGTGGTCCTTGTAGCCAGGATTTGCATTGACTACTGCCTGAATCCATCCTAGTACTTGAGCTTCGGTTAGGCTTTCATATGCAGTAAAATTAGCTGCATCTACCTGCTCTGGCTCAAATGGTGTGGCACCATTAAAAGTGCCACTATTACCATTTTCGTCAGTGCCGGTGCATTCCCAGTAGGTCTGCACGATAATATCGTTTAGTTCTGTGGAAGGATCATCCTGCTTTTTTAGGCTCTTGATACTCCATGTGTATGTTAGTGACATTTTATTCTCCTAATAATTTATTAAGCTTTTCTTCAAGCTTAGTGATGTGGGATTGTTGTTCTTTTATTGCTTCAACAAGAAGAGCAATAGTGCCGTTATAGTCTACAGATAATATTTCTCCGTAAGACATAGTATCGTTCTTCTGTACTGCCTCTGGCAGTACTACCTCTACGTCCTGCGCGATTAGACCTGCATAACGAGTTGCTGTGTCTTCTTTATCAATACGTGTAAAGGTTACACCGTTAAGTTGCATTACCTTCTGTATGGCATCTGAAATTGATTCGAAGTTGTCTTTTAACTTACGATCAGAATAAGCTGTGACGTTACCAGCAGCAGTAAAGTCGCCACCTTGCGTAAACGTAAATAATACAGCATTGTATGGAGAGTTAACAATTTCAAATCCACCTGCTGCGTTCAATCTCCAAAATTGTTGTGGATTTGTTGCAGAAGCATATGTGTTATAGATTGTCAGGAATCCATGATAACCTGTACCACCATAAGCATTGTAGCCATTAATATTTAGGTATGAAGCACCGTTAGCAGTAGGACCAATATTTAAAGCATTGATGTATGATGTACCAGCGGCGTTTATGTAGTAGCCAGTATTATCCTGGTCATAAAATACAGGTGCCCTCATATCACTAGACGTAGACCTGATGGAGCCAGTCATGTACAAGTTGCCATTGTACGTACGATCTGATGTATTTAGATATTCAACCCATCCACCAAATGATCCGTTGGTGACGTTGCGTTGCATCAACCTGGTGGCATTATCCTCCCAACCCCATGCAATCTGTGTACCCCAGTAATTGCTTGCGTTTGAGTGACGCATACTTTCGTAGAACCACCATGAGCCGGCTGGGCCACCAGAAGAAACGTCGCCGTGCCATCCGTAGGATTGTGCAGGGGTGTTTTGAAATGCAGCGTTCCAATCGCTAGAATTGTATTGAGCGGCCGTATAGCTGGCTAGGCGATACAGGTTAGATGTGCTGTTCCCGTCAATATAATAGCCAGTGTTGTTGTAATCATAGAAAATAGGGGCGCGCCAGCTATCAATTGCTGTTCCGACGCCATTAGAGCCATCAAGGAAAATTACATTTGAGCCATTATAGGTTCCGCCTGTAATGGCAATTCTCGATGTTCCAGTGCCGCCATTGCTCCCAGCGTAAAACCCTCCTGATGTAACTAGCGTTCCTCCAAACCATGTTCCGTTTGAAAATGTTGAACCTTGGTTGATACGAAGATATCCATCAAAAGTTTCAAGTACGGTCTTCCCGTTTCCTGACAGCGTATTGATGTTGGTTGTGCTAGCACCGTCGAAGTAGAATGCAGTATTATCCAAATCATAGAAAATAGTTCCGCGGACATCACCAGTAAATCGCGCTGTTGTGGTGGTGAAATTGATTAGATTTGCACCAACTGAGCCATCAAGGTCGATAATTGAATACGCCCCACGTAAACGCAGACCCGTGTAGGCAGCAACCTGCACCATGCCGCCAGCAGTCCAGCCTACGACGTTGGAACGACCAATACCGTACCAAGTAGACGCACTTACTTGGTCGCCATAATTGGTCATGCCGCAAAGGAATTGAGATGCTGCGAACCCGTCTCCATTTGTTCTGTATAAAATAGATGTGCTATTCGGGTCGATGTAATAACCAGTGTTGTTGCTATCGTAGAAGATTGGAGCACGAAGCGAGCCAGCACCCGTTGCGCTATCTCCACCAATAGACAGAGCTAAAGTGTTGCCGCTGTAGAAAGTAAACGTACCTGGCGAATAACCGCTTGACTGGAACTGCACGTTTGTTGCACTAACACTTGGTGTAGGTGCATTGTCGTATCCGGTTCTAATCCATAAACTTTGTGTGCCAGTGGTACTTATTAATTGAATACCTGCCGCGCCATTTTGGTTAACCTTAAATTCTCCAAAAACATTCGAGCCGGCGTTAGGGTCAATATAGTATCCGGTGTTATTGCTATCGTAAAAGATAGGTGCACGGAAGTCGGCTACCGCAGTACAAACGCCATCCAGGGCTGTAAACCAGGAGTCTCCGGTAGCTGCGTTTCTTACACGGAAACCTCCGCCGCGTGCTTCCATATATATAGCAGAAGAAGCTCCAGCTTGAGCTATTATAAAGTTGTTGGTAGCATTATTTAAGTAGATACGCCCATCACTACTATATACTCTACCAGTTGCATCAATCCCAGCCACGTTTGTCGTGCCGTTGCGGAATACGAAGCCACGGTTGGTCCCTCCCGACATACGGAAATACATATTGTAGTCGGAAGTTGTTTCTCCGCTTGTCCTTCCGCCCCACGTTGCGTTGGCGGTAGATGACATATAAATTTTATATGAGTCATCATTCCAGAATCGGAATCCTTTACTATCACCTGAGCTAATACTGTATCCACCATTTGTATAGACTGCATCTGCACCTGTGGACGCAAAGTCAGCGAAAAACGCCGTGTTATCACTATCATAGAAGATAGGGGATCTAACTGAGCCTTGAGAAAACAAATAGTTTCCAGTATCAAGTCTTACCGTATTTTGATTCGATCCTCCTAAATACAGATGACTTCCGGCATTCATACTTCTAATATAGCCGTGAGATCCGTCATGTTGCAGAAGAAGTTTGTCCGTAGCAATATAGTGAGTGCTACCAGTAAGTGTCAATGTGTTGAGGACTGATGTACTGGCAGGATCAGTGTAAAATGCAGTATTCTGGCTATCGTATAAAACAGTAGCTCTTACATCACTTGGGAAAGTAACGTTTTTATCAGAATCTACGCTGTAAATATTTCTTTTGCCAGCAGGGTATCCGCCCCAAATTTGCATTTGATGCAGAACTATGTTTTGAGCAGCCCAAGTAGGATTATTCCATGTAGGAATGAATACGACCGCAACCTCATCAACATATGTACCCGGATGATACGGAATAGTATTAAACGGTAAGTAAATATGTCCAGGCCAGCTTCCTACTGATGCAGCGGAAGATGTATGTTGAACCCAAGTTGTGGACCCAAAATCCTTTTTATATATTTGTACCTTGGTTGAATGTCCTCCCGACGTATGGTATGCATACAATGCGTTAAGATAAACGTAATCGCCTCTATTAATAAAACGAACACGAAAATATGCCGTGCCGTTAGGAATGGAAATAGAAGCTCCGCTGTCTCCTCCTACCAGTAATTTCTTCTGTGCATCAGTTACTGCATATGTTGTCCAAGTAGTACCGTCAGTAGATGTTTCGCATATGACATTTGCCGGTGGAAAGAATTCTGTCTTGTTATTGAACTGCCCATCAAATAGTGCCATTTCTGTGACAGTTGGATCACCTAGGTTTACTCTAGGTACACCTGATGCATTTTGACGATAAGTATCTGCTTGTATTAAGTTTAAATTTGTTGTACTATTAGGATCTACATAGTATCCTGTATTGTTACTGTCATAGTAAATAGGCGAGCGAAGTTGCGTATTGTGCTGGAAGTATGAAGCACCCATGTTCGCCCATTCAACTGACGCAGTTGACCGGAAGAAGTAACCGGTGAAGTCGGCATAAAACCCGCCGGAAGCATTTTTAATAAAGAAGTTACCGTATGCATCATCTACCCACAGCCATGCGTCCGAAGCTGCGTTTTTAATACCTGCATTTATTGTATTTGGTAATGTGACATTTCCAGCAAAATAAGCGGAAGTAGCAGTGTTTGCAGGATTAATATAATAGGTAGTATCATCACTGTCATAGAAGATAGGTGCGCGGAAGTCGGTTGACCCAGTAATACTACCTGTACCGTTATCAATCGTCATACGAGGTACAAAACCGGCCGACGTAATAGGGCTGCCGGCGTAACCAAATACTAGGTCGTCCCCAGAGGTAGTTGTGGTGAGCGCAATGCGTGCACCAGAGAGAGCAGCTATACCTCCACGAGATTGTCCACTATTATGAACAACAATCGAAGCATCCGTACCAAAGGCCTCTAGCTCTTCGGTTGGATTAGTGGTACCAATTCCCACCTTACCGCCGTTAGGCACAAGGTGCGTATCACCAGAGTATAGACCGCCGGTGCCGGCTGCATATGTACCAGTGAACATGACTTGAGAAGCATTATTAAAGCTTGACACTTCAGTCGTGGTGTACTTAATCTCAATCGAAACCCCATAGTAGTTTGGAATATCCACGTAGACTGGTATATAAGATATATTTCCGGTAACAACGACCGGGGTACCAAGATAGACCCTATGCTTTGTACTACCACGCGCATCTATGCAGCTGATAGTTCCTGTATCACCGTACCCGTAAGTGATGGACCAGCGAGTTGATCCGCCTGATGAGTAGTAAGCGCTGTAAACGGTTACTTCATACGGTATATTAGTAGACCAGTTCGCACTGTCTCTGCTAATACGCATGATTTCGTAGGTAGTATTGGAGTTACCTTGACCCACCGTAGTTACACTGTAAGTTTTAACACCAGCAGCGTTCGTTTGACGACCTGTAGTAGTAAGATTTGCTAGTAGAGACGACCCGTTTGGGTCTAAATAGAAAGACGTGTTGTTGCTATCATAAAAGATTGGAGCACGAAAATCTCCGGTCGTTTGATAAGTCCCAGTACCGCTAGTCTTTCCAGTTAGTCCATCGAACGTAGGAGTACCTGCACCATTAGAAGCAGCAGTAATGCGGCCCTGCGCGTCAACAGTAATGCTGGAATTCGTATAGCTTCCAGCAGTTACAGCAGTATTAGGTAAATCAGCAGCTACTAAAGCTCTAAAATCAGGTATTCCTGCGGACCCATTTGGTGCCGCATAAACATAATTAGCTGTCTTACTTGTAGCTACGGAACTTGCTTCCCAAGAAGAAGTCGTAGTATTATATGTCCAGGTTCTATTTCCTGATACAAAAGTCTGTCCATTAGTAGGACTAGACGGAAAATCTAATGCCATATAGTATCCTAAGGACTGCCTTGGCTGGGCAATCGCACAAGCAAATTATGCTTACGGTTGTTGTAAGTCCCAGTTAAGTGAGTCCTCGTTCCATGAATATGGTTTTCCGTCATTTGGATATTCGACAGGGGGTTCCCATAAACAAGTTGTTTCATTTAAATTCCATGATTGGAATGGTTGTGGGGGGATAAACGCATCGCGTTCAGCATCATATGTATATCCAACACCTGCGTAGTTTTTACGCAGCGGACGTCCTTCTGGGTGCTGACCGCCATAAGTGTTGTATGATGTTTGCACCCAAAGTGCTGGATCGCCGAACATACCCGTGTCGATAACGTCTTGCTCGATAACAAGTACTTCTGTGACGATGCCGCCAATAACTTTTGCAAAATGTGCCATGATGTTTCCTTAAAATGTAATAGTGCCCGATGATGTCTTTAAAACGCGATCGTGCCAGATGATGTGAACTTATAAATTGTGCTGCCACCAGAAGTGGTTACGACAGGAGAGCCAGTTACATACAGGGCAGCAACTGGTGATGATATAATTACAACTCCTGAACCGCCGGTTGCGTTTGCACCAGCACCACCACCCGTGTTTGTACCACCGGCAACCCCAGGATTACCACCGCCGCCAACGCCGCCCGTGCCAGAACTATAGGTACTTCCGCCTGCACCTCCGCCAGCATAAGTTACAGAAGTACCAGTAATCGAACTTGCTAAACCTGCGCCGCCATTTTGAGCCGAGCCATTAACCGAATTTGCTGCTGCTGCGCCAGCACCACCGCCACTACCACCTGTAACCCGCGTAAAATCACTTTGATACGAACCAGCGCCACCAGCGTTGCCGAAACCGCCAGAACTTGACCCCGGTTGTTGTGCCGCGCCTCCTGCGGCCAGCCACCAACCGCCGCCACCTGAACCACCAGCAGACCCAGCATTACCACCACCACCAGCGCCACCGCCAAGGCCATTAATGCTGTTAAAACTGCTGTTTGCGCCGTTTGTTCCTGGTAAATCGCCAGTGGCAGTGGCGGCAGTCCCGCCAGCACCAATAGTGACTGAATATATAGTCAATCCCGATAAAGTAGTGCTTCCTGTTACAAAGCCACCACCGCCGCCGCCACCGCCACCAACGGTGCCACTGTTATAGCGACCACCACCGCCGCCGCCGCCTACGACCAAATAAGTAACCGTAGGGTTATTTGAACTGAAAGTGCCAAATGTGCTAGCCCACGAATTTTCCGCCGTCTTAATTATCTGAATTGAATTATTTGAAGCCACTGTAGGTGTTGGTAGTGCAACCGGAAAGTTGTTTGTAAAAATAGAAACGCCTGATGCGCTCAAGGCTATAGGGTTGGTTCCCCTGTTCACAATCGTAATCACCGTCCCAATAGGAAAAGCAACGGAAGCATTTGTAGGGATCGTGATTGTCTGTGCGCCCGTGTTCCCCGAATAGATGTGCTTACCAGCGTCAGCCAAAACTAGTGTGTAGTTACCACTTTGTATGTTCTGTGGGTAGGATACTGTACCACCAGAAGGAGCCGAAGAAGTATGCGATGCATCGACCCATTGACTAGATGTACCGTCATTATAGTAAATTTTTAGAACGCCAATATTGCTATTCCACCACAGTGAACCATTACCTGGTGAGGCTGGTGCTGTGTCTGAAACAGATATACTTGCTCCACCACCCGTAACATCAACGATAGTTTCTACGCCGGATACATTTTTCTTTAAGTATAATTTACCATCGGTCGTATTAATAGCAAGCTCGCCAAGAGCTAATTGTGCGGTGGTCGGCACCGCATTTGCAGTAGCCGACCTCCTTAATTGAATTGTATTTGCCATATGGCTCCCTCCAGTGCTTATATAAGCAGGGCTTTAATTATTAGAATGTACCGCCGTCGATTGTGCTGTTCGCACTTAGGTAGTCTGTACCTTCTGTAGCTGCAGAGTATACAGAGCCGTTACCTTTAAGTAGGCCGGTAATTGCTGCTGTTAGTCCTAGACCACCCTTTGTTACGCCAATTGCTGTAGCGTTCCAAGTACCTGTAGCTATTGTGCCTAGTGTTGTAATAGAAGTCTGACCAACATAAGTAGATGCAATATCAATACTGTCACTATTAACTGTTATACGATTAGCTGTTCCGCCAATATCAAATGTACTTCCAGTTAGTGTTAGACCTGCGCCTCCAATATAAGTACCAGCTCCAGAGAACTGTGCGAATACAATAGGAGTGGTGCCTATCGTACCACCAGCATTTGCAGTAGATACCCAGCCTGTATCAGCATTAGTTGTACCTTCTTCGACAAAGGCAAATCCAGAGATAAGCTCATTCCATACATCGGCATCCGCTGATCTTGACCATGCTCCCGCTGCTGCTAGATAGATACCATTTTGAGCTGTTGTTGTCTGATTTTTAACTAGTACACGGTCGCCGGCTATTACTGATACGCCATCAATGGTCTGTGTGCCAGAAAGAGTGATATTTGCTGTTGTAGCTACACGAACGGACTGTTTAACTTCTAGGCCTTGAGCGACACTATCAACATAGTTTTTAGTGGCGGCATCCTGTGCGAAAACTGGGTCTGAAAGTCCTGTGATTCTCTGACTGTTAAGAGCAACTGATGCCGTAGGAACAGCCATCTGATCTAGACGTGAAGTGCGAACCTGAGTATCGAAGTCACTGATCTTAGCCGCTGTAAGCGTAGGAATATCTGTAGCAGATAATGTAGTACCTGCTGTGACACGTCCCTTAGCGTCAACTGTTACCTTAGCATAAGTGCCTGCAGTAACACCAGAGTTTGCTAGTGTTAATGTGATGGCTGTTGTGCCGGTACCAGTTGCATCGCCACTAATAGAAATTGACTGGTTGCCAGTTAGATACGTATTTGTATCAATTGTATAAGTATCGGCAGTTGCACCACGTCTAATAAATCCGGCACCTGCTGTAGTCATTAATGTAGCCAAAGCTGTTAAAGCTGGGCCTACGCTAACACTATATGTGGTATTGGTCGCACTATTCGCACTATACCCAGTACCTGCACTAATAGTTACTGCGTTACCGGTTGCAGCCGCAGTACCAATGTTAAGTGTGAAAGTACCGTTATTTACAGTAGGTAACTGCGAAGTAAGCGCTAAAGTACCCGTAGAAGCCGGTAGTGTAAGAGTACCGGAAGCCGCAGCACTAGCTACAATAGTAGTAGTACCACTGGTGGATCCGTTAACAATTAGACCTGAGCTACCAATAGTAGCGCCACCACTTAGGGTAACTGCTGTAGACGTACTAGCTCCACGACCAGTTACTGTAGCTAATGTATCAGTAAGAGTAGTTAAATATGTATTTGTATCTAGTGCCCAAGTATCAGCACCTGTTCTTTTTAGAAAACCTGTACCTGTTAGGCCAGAAATCGCGGTAAGATCCGCATCAAGAGCTTGAATTTCACTAGATTTAGCGAATACTTCGTAGCTGTTTGATCCTGTACCTACTGCGATACGGTTTTCGTCTGTAATTAGGTACGGTTCACCAAGGTTTAATGTATTACCTGTAACAGCAGCATTAAGTTGAGCTCTAGTACCTCTTTTAATCTTTAAAAGGTTTGCCATTTATTTATTCTCAGAATGTGCCGAAGTCTACATTCGCTACAGCTAATTCCATGAAGCTGTTGTTAATATCTTTTTGAATTGTTATACTACTATTAGTTCTAAGTACCCCATCTGTTCCAGTGGTACCACCTAGATATCCTGGTACACCATTTGCAACAATGGCTACTTTTTCGTCTATAAGTTCTTCTGTCTTTGCAAACGACGAATAGCCGCTGGAGCTAACTCCAACGGCTAATCTATTTTCGTCTATAATTAAGTAAGGCTCGCCATCTCTTAGCTGACCTGCTGCTTTAGCAGCTTCAATTTGAGCTCGCGTACCTCGTTTTATTTGTATAGTTTGTACCATGTCCAACTATAACGTACCGAAGAGTACGTGCTTGCCGCTAACGCAGCCTAGCTCTTAGATGTGGTGCTGGCTACTATAATATGGAGCCAAAATGCGCTCAACCAATTCCAGAATGTAAGCTGGATAGTCGTGCCAAATAGCTGGTTAACCGCTAAAATAGATAGCCAAGGGCCTAGAACGAATGCTCCTACAATCAGTAGGATAACTCCGCCAATGCCAAGAGCTGTGAAAGTTTTTTCTAACATGTAATGTTACTCCAAAAAGGATATAAAGTCAAGTTATTTTTCTACGAGGCTAGGATGAAGTCGCCTGTACGGTCTAAGAATTTGTAGTCTATTTTTGTAGGTACAAACTCTTGGATTGCCTCAAAAATCGTATCTTTATTAAATTCGGCACAGGAATATACATCAAGCTGCATAAGACCTGGGCTTTCTTCGTCCCAAACATGTAGAACTATGTGACTAGTCTCAATGACTGTGGCTACAGTGAGTCCGCGATTACCTGGCATATTAGAGTACGTAGCATATGGACCCATTAGAATTTTCATTCCAATAGACTCTACTAGATTCTTCTTCCACGCAGTTATATAAGTTGGATCAGTTGGTGGGGCAGATAGTTCTGCCCTCACTACAAGGTGATGATGTACAAGCAATTTATTTTCCTTCGAGCCATGTTTTAAAGTATGGCCTATAGGGACGATATACGTCCACTCCATATTGTTTAAGATGATCTAGTGATCCTAGATCGTACGCATAGGCACCGTCGTAGTAGCCTCCATACCCCTCTAAGTGAGGAAAGTAAGGAGAGACTTCTTCAATCGGCTCAATAACATAAACTTGGTAGTAATTACTGATATGTTTATCACTTACGCCATGTTTACGTTCTAACACGATGGCCATACAATGCCTACGAGCATGCCAAACAATCTGACCTCGCTCGAATTCTTCTCGTGCACACTGTTCGGGAATAATTCCCGCATGCCAGTAATCCCCGCTAACTACTTTTTGGGGAACGCCTACTGACTCAATAACATCCTTTACAAAGGCTGTAGAACGATAAATACGCTTTGAAATATCTGCTATTGCGTCTCCGTCAAGGTAGCCCTCAATAATGGCCTGAACCTCGAAAGGAGTTGCAGCTTTGCCACGATTTGCAGCGCGACGACGCTGCTGCTCATCTTGGTCTTGCTTGTACTGTTCAATAATCTTGGACAGACGCGTAGTGTTATATGAGATATTAAGAATCTCACAAGCATCCTTCTTAGAGATTGGCTTCTCAGCCTCTAGAAGTTCAATAACCCTCTTGATATGCGCTTCAGTAAGGTTTTCACCTTCTTTAGCCTTTACTTTACCACGAGCTGCCATACTATATCTCCTTGAAAATGAGTTGCTATTATACTAAGAAAGACTTGGAATGTCAAGTTAAATTTTGAAGATCCTAATCACTTCCTCTTCTAGATCGTAGTCTAGCATATCGCCCTCTTCCCAATCTAGTCTCCTGAGCATGCTCTCAGGTATTACGATGAAATGCTCATCGAGGTCTTCATTGTACTCTAGTTCCATCTTAAATTTCTCCAAGGCTTTCACAGGCCTCTGCAACATTTGGGAAATGTTGCTTAATGATATCCCAGCATTGTTCTGCAACTATGCGGTGTTCTTTTTGTGTTGCTTTATCCATACGAAGCTGGCAGTAATGAACCCATGAACGAAGTGTACCGGTCACAATCATGATTGATTCGGTATTTCCTTCAGGGAGAACTGCGCGAGCCTGTTCTTTAGCAATACCATTTTTGACAGCCCAGTTATAGGCCTCCTTAGCGGTATTGATTAGTTGAGCTTGAACTACATTCCACTCTTCTGAGAGCTTCTTGTCTTCCACTTCGACGGAGTTCTGCCGATTTTTCCTATCCTGTAGGCGAGCTTCCCTTCTAACAAATCCAAGATCTCTTGTTGGATCAGCATAACGTTGGCTATACTCTTGGAAGGAGAAGCTTCTGTGTCGTAGGATTTGGCGAGCAATGTCGCGAGTCGTTTTAATTTCCATTGAGACATGGACCATCTCCAGAGGCGACCAATGCTTGTTCTTGATTAGATACTGAACTAGCTTATTAGCTGTCGCCGCATTGTTTTGATTTGAGGGGTTAGATACTCTAGCCGCCCAAGCTACTAGTTCTTCGGCTGTGCTACAGTCTGTATATGCACTGGGCTTAGTAAGCCCGATTAAATTTACTTCACTCATTAAATGTTCCTCATGTAGGGTTGAATTGGGCAATCAGTTTGTGGACAACAAGACTGTGGCAGATAAACTTTAGCGCACTTAGAACACGTTAAAGTCTGACCAATCTGGGAGCGAGCTTGGTATATGGGCACTTGCACATGGTTTTTAGCGGCATTAAATCCGTCGTTCCATCCTCGTTTATAGTCGTCTGATTCACTCATTCTACTCTCCACGATGTTGTGTTTAATTTAATATTTGTAGGCCAGTCGCCTTCGGTGTAGGATTTATCATGAAACCTCAACTCGTTCGTAGGCATAATACAAAGTCTACCATTATCTAATTCTATGAACATAAACTCTTTAGATTGAGATGGATGCATTGTGTAGCCATCATTCATAGGAATAGCAGTAAACAAATACATGCCAAATTCTTTGGTTTTGCGTATCTCGGCGGTCTGACTGTTCAAGTAATCATATTTAATTACTGAAAACTGATCGCCATAGCAATCCCAAACCTGAGAATCCTCAAGAGACCATATCGGTTTTGGCTCGGCAGAGAATGCTAGAGCATGAGGAGGAACACCTCGCCATACAGCACCACACTCTAGCATTACATGACAGCCCCAAGAGTGTCCAGGTTTTGAATGTAAAGCGAACCAAATACAAGGTTCGAAGGTACATGGCTCTACACCCTTACGAACGAATGATGAGTCTACCCAACAGTATATATGATGTGGGATATTCCCAGAGCCAGTATATAACATTATTCCTTAATACTCCCTACTTATAGTTAATATAAAAATGGTAATTAACCATATTTGCCAAGGTATTTGTGACAATATAGCTATCAAAACCAAAAAGAAGATTATTGATAAAACTAAATCCATTATCGACCTGAGATTCTGCCAGCTTGTGCAGCTACCATATCATCGTCCCACCAGTCTGGCTTACCACGACGCTTCCATGAAGCAAATGGACCTTTGTCTAGCATATAGAACTTGCGATAAGAAGCGACGGCATCGTCACTCTTAAGTTGGTCCGGCATAGCAAGAGTTGGTGTAGACCACCCTACATTGGGCAATCTAGTCGGTTCTGGCATACGATTGGCCTCTGCACAAGAGGCATGAGATTTATTACCGCGCCACATCGTCTCCTCATTGAGAGCATTGATGTAGTTAATAATCCAGTAGTGATGCTCTAGGCTACTACGTGCCCAAATAGCACTTGGGTGATTAATGTGAGTTGGCAAATATCGAGTGAATACACGCTGGTCAATAGCCGGTTCATTGCGCTTAACATCATTAATAACTCCTAATTCTTCGCTTGTTAGTTTACGTGGAATAAAGCCTAGATACTTATCTACCCACAAGGTGGTAGTCATAAGCTGTGCTGCCTCTAGCTGCATCTTACCGACATGCTTGTCGATATGATACTCGGCACATTTATCTAGGTCATCATCTAGATAGAATAAATTCATACTAATCCTTTCTATAATTAATATAGCAAAACTAACAAGCAAAGTCAAGGCTTATTTAAACAGTTGCACCAACAACGGTATGTTCTGGGACTTGCAGGCTATGCTCTTGAACGTGTAGTTCTAGTGGAGCATTGTGTTTACGAACCCAATCTTCCATAAGTTTAGCATAACCACCAATGTCATGATAGTTATCATCGTAATACTCATCACCATTAAGAGTGCGAGCAATCTTATCAGCTAGAGTAGTGAAGCCTTGCTTAATTACTGGAGGTAGCTTTTCCCACTTGTCAGGGTAAATCCGAAAGGCATCCTGAATAGCCTGAGCAATAGTGGCGTGCTCCTCAAAAGAGCCATAACGAGCACCACGTTCTGCTAGTGTAGTTTCTACTGACATTTTAGTTCCTTTTTGTTGTTTACAGCATCTTTTACGCAAATGTATAGGTCTATGACCTTGTTCAATTGAAAAGATACTGCATTATATCTTTTACTGGTATCTACATTAGCCTGTACAAGTCCACCCATGGTTGGGTCTGTAATAGGCGGTAGAGGTTCTGCTTTTTGTGCGAGATTTCCTGGAAGAGGAGGGATTTGCACGGCTGGGGCTAGTCCTGTCTCCTTACCTGCACAAGCGGTAGTAAGAAGCGCTAAAGCTAATATTAGTTTTTTCATTGTCCTAACCCTCTGATTGCATTAAGTTCTTTTAGAACATCTGCATCTGTTTTACACTCTTTGTATACAGGCTTTTCCTGAATAATAGTTCTGATACTATTCTCATGAATAACTTCTTTTTGTACTCTAGCCTGATCTTGCTTTCTAGCAAGTTCACCGTAGTTAACTGCTTGGGAAGCGATAGAGTCCGTGAGCTTTTTGTTCTTCTCACCCTCTATTTGAATTCTCTTTTCCCACTTAGTACGTTCTTCTGTAACGCCTTTGTTATAATAAACATTAGATACTACAAAGAACTCTACTATAATTATAACTACCGGAAGTACTATCTTCCAATGTTTAATAGCTAGTTCTAGTAACTTTTTACCGAATCCTAGCATCCTTAATGCGAAGAATAGCATATTTCTGCTCTGTGATTCTTACGAATCAGCCAGACAAATGCAAATAGGGGGCTGTTAAGCCCCCTAGTAGCAGTCATCACATTTAGGAGATCCAAATATACGCCTAGTAGAAGGCATTGAACATCCTGAACAAGTATTAGCAGACATTTCTTTAGCAAACATAGAGAAAGCATCTGTTATCTTGCTTCCACCTCTATACATAATAGCTAAAGTTCCGTGTCGTACTGAACATTGAACATCTTCAATTGCTACCCCATTATTAAAGTTAACATCATTTTCTACCATAGTTATAAAGGTATTGATGATATGATCCCAAGCTAGGGGTACTTCCTCAGATACGGAGTAGTTCATTGAGGTATTTCTCCTTGTCACTAGATTTGAAATAAGCGCTTTCTTCCGCGAATGTCATCTTCCTGTGCTGTGGAGTACCGTCTTTATCTTTCCAGCAGACATGCGTGATGCCGTCGAAAGGTATAGTCCATGGATTACTCATTTTATCTCCCTATGAAAAATGGCCCGTTCTGTTCCAAGGTGGAGCCGTACCCGTGTAGATTATGCCGCTAGGCGGATATCTGCAAAGCTATCGTTATCGTTAGCATTTAGTTTAGTGGCACTTTGCCAGTCAATAGTCTCGGCGTTCCTATTACTCGAAAATCGATCCTAGTTCGCCCCCATCAAAGACACACTTTTCAGTTATTCGGCTGCTGCA